GATCTGGCTACGGGTGTTGTCAAACACAAGAAGTCCAGGGCCCCAATGGGTGGCTATTGGGACGAAGCAGACGTGAACGACCTGGCACACCTGATGAAGTTCCACTATGAAGATGACATGCGCATCCTGGCCCTTGCTGGCGTCTCTGGTGCCCAGGAGTTCTCATGGACAAAGTCAACCAAGAAGTTGATTAGTGCTGTGCCAACTGGGGTACTGCTAGATAGCCCCAAGAAGATCGAGGCCAACCTCCTTGTTGAGATTCAGGTGACCAAAAAGTGCGCCTGCGAGGTCAATGGTAAGAGGATTGAGTTCTTCCCTGGCCAGACATACCACGTAGACGAGAACACACACGACATCATGTACAGTGGTGGGTACATAAAGGGAGCATCATGAAGAAGTCCAAGGGTCAGAAGAAGGTCAAAAAAGTTATGAAGGAGTTCAAGGAAGGAACCCTTCATTCTGGCAAGGGCGGGCCAGTCGTCAAGTCTCGCAAGCAGGCTGTTGCAATTGCCATGTCAGAAGCTGGAATGGCAAAGAAGCAAAAGAAGAAGTAATGGGTTACACCAAGCCCGGACTTAGGGAGCGCATCAAGAATCAAGTGATGGCTGGTTCTAAGGGCGGCAAGCCTGGGCAGTGGTCTGCCCGTAAGGCTCAGCTTGTTGCGCAGAAGTACGAGGCTGCTGGTGGTGGATACACCGGGGAGAAGACTGGCGCACAGAAAAAGCTGTCGAAGTGGACCAAGGAAAAGTGGCGCACATCCGACAAAAAGCCAGCTGATCGCCCTGGTGGCACGACTCGCTATTTGCCGGACAAGGCGTGGAAGAAGTTGTCACCAGCCGAGAAGGCTGCGACAAACAAGAAGAAGCAAGCTGGATCTAGGGCTGGCAAGCAGTTCGTATCAAACACACCTGCGGCCAAGAAGGCTGGCAAGGAAGCGAGGAAAAGCAAATGACAATTGAGTATCGTGGTGAAAAGTTTGCCGGGTACAACAAACCCAAGCGCACCCCTGGTGCAAGCAAGTCCCATGCCGTTCTTGCCAAAGAGGGCAGCAAGGTCAAGCTGATCCGCTTCGGGCAGCAGGGTGTTCAGGGCTCTCCAAAGAAAGCGGGGGAGTCGGCGTCCTATCGCAAGCGTCGTGAATCGTTCAAGGCTCGTCATGCCAAGAACATCGCTAAGGGTAAGATGAGTGCGGCCTACTGGGCTGATAAAGTAAAGTGGTAACAAGGAGTAATTATGCCCAAGGTTGGAAACAAGAAGTTCCCGTACACCAAAGCTGGAATGGCTGCTGCCAAGAAAGCCAAGATGAAGCACGAAAAGAAGGAAGGCAAGGCTGAACGTATGATGGAGTACGGCAAGAAGGGCAAGAAGAAGTCGTAAATGTCGACTGCTGGCGCATTGCTAGATCGCGTCCAGCGACAGTTGCTTAGCGGCGTTGTTGAGGAGAGGAACAAGCTCGCAGCTGCCGTAGATGCCGATGACACCTCGTTCGTACTTGCGTACGAGCTTGGTGGTCTTCGTGCTGGAACGGTTTTTGAGGTGGACTCAGAACTGTGTTACGTGTGGGAAGCGGTATCCGGAAGCAAGACTCTTGTAGTTGAGCGTGGCTACGCTGGCACAACCGCAGCATCGCATTCATCCGGGGCAGTTACCGTGGTAAACCCACGGTTCCCAAAGCAGCAGATGCTTGATGCACTCAACGCAGACATCGACGATTTGTCCAGTCCAGTCAACGGTTTGTTCCGTGCCGTCACGCAGGACGTTTCCTACAACGGCTCTGATCGACAGGTGAACTTGACCAACGCAACAAACGTCATCGACCTGATTGACGTACGTGTTCGCTATCTGTCAGACGACTACCCGTACATTCGTGGAGTACGCCTCCAGCGAGACCTGCCGACATCAGACTTTGCATCTGGGTATGCCCTTGTTTTCGACGAGGACTGTGTATCTGGAACCCTGCGTGTGCGTTACCGCTCAACGTTTGCCCGAGCGACCTCCACGTCTAGTAATATCCAGACTGTCTGCTACGTGCCCGAGACCATGGAAGACATCCTTGAAATGGGCGTGATTGTTCGCATGATGGCTAGCCGTGAAATCCGCCGTAACTTCACCGAGGCACAGGGTGACACACGTCGTGCGGAAGAAGTGCCACCGGGTGCTGTGCGTGATTCGATTAGCAACATCCTTCGTCTGCGCAGGGACAGAATCCTTGCTGAGAAGGCTAAGTTGACGAGGCAGTATCCACTAGTAATCAGGGTCTAGCGTGGCAGCGCTAATCGATTTCACAACGAAGTTAGACGGCGAGGCCGCCTATTACACGGGAACTGGTTCTACCCAGCTTGTTCCTGGAGTATTCCCTGTAGCTATCAATGGTCGTGCGTACATGCTGGACACAAAGTCTGGCGACTTTGCCCGCCAATTTGACGCCCGTGTTCGTGACTCAGTTGACCAGTCGACAGAACCTGGTGAAGCCGCTATCAACCCACAGGGTTTGTGGCGCCGTAGCCAATCCTCGTGGCACTACGGTGCTGGTCAGGTTTACTCCGATAACGCAGATGCTGAGCCGTACCGATTCCATAAGTCAAAGGGGATAGACGTTTGGAACCGCGGAACACTCTCGCTCCTACCAGATGTCTCCAAGGTCTATACGTCGACAGCGACAAACATGTACATGGCGACTGGCGACGGACGACTCTACGGTACAGATGGACAGAACGTCAAGTGGACAACTGACTTTGTTACGTTCAATACTGTTACCAGTACCAATGCCTCAAATCTTGTAAGCATTACCTCTGATGGCTACAACGTTTTCTTCTCTTATGCAGATGGCAATATCGACCAGACGACTGCGGCCACTAGCGCCGCCTCAAACTACGTAACCGGAATCAATGCTGGTCTGGTCACCTATACACGTGGCCGACTCATGGTTGCGGGTGCTGGTGCTGACAAGAACAAGATTTGGAATATCACCACCCCACCTGGATCTGTTGTGAATAATCCTGGAGTTTTGTACACCCACCCGAATGCCAACTTTACGTGGACTGGTTTTGCTGGTGGACAGAACCACATCTACTGTGCTGGGTACTCCGGCAACAAGAGTCTTGTCTACAAGACCCAGATCAAGGCAGATGGAACTGCGCTTGACATTCCAACCGTTGCGGCAGAGCTGCCACAGGGCGAGCAAATAGTGACAATCGATGCGTATCTTGGGTTCATCCTCATCGGTCTCCAAAGTGGATTGCGCTTTTGCTCAGCGGATACGGATGGAAACTTGGTTGTAGGACCGTTGATCGACACGGGAACAAGCGTTGGTTCTTTTGCTGCGGTTGGGTCGTATGTTTATTTTGGGTGGACAAACTATGACTCTGTGTCTACCGGGATTGGAAGACTCAACATTGCGGATCAGGTGTCAACAAACCAGCCAGCGTACTCTTCGCACTTGATGGCAACAGCACAGGGTACGGTTCTTGATGTCCACGAATACGATGGAAAGCCAGTGTTCACTGTGTCTGGCAATGGAGTGTACAGGGAGCACCCAACGAATCTTGTGGCTTCTGGGACTATCGATTCCGGAGTGTACAGATGGGGTGTTCCAGACGCAAAGTTCATCCCTAAGTGGGACATTAGAACCGAACCATTGGACGGAACTGTCACCATGTCCATTGCCTCTGACGCTGGGGACAACGCAACAGACGCTGAGTTTGTGACAATTGGAACCCTGACAACACAGAACTCACTTGAAGCCACTTTTGATGGTGCAGAGGATCGTGTGTTTGAGGCAGAACTTAGGTTGACACTAACTAGGTCTGCCACGGATAGTACCCAGGGCCCGATAGTCACAAGGTGGCTTGGTAGAGCTTACGCCGCTCCATTGAGGTCACAGGTATTCTCTGTCCCACTTCTTTTGCATCACGTAGTTACCCCATCAAATGGGCGAGACTACTTCTTTGATGTTGAGGATGAACTCGATAGGTTGCGTGATCTGGTGGAAACACCACGTATTGTCACCTACCAGGAGGGCGAGAAGACCTATTCCGTTGTGGTCGAGGACGTGCGATGGCAGCCACGCCATGCGTACGATTTGCATAAGTCCTGGGACTGGGACGGGACCTGTACAGTAATCATGCGTAGTGTAAGGTAGAAGGAGCCATGGCTTTACCAGTCCGTAAACAGTACGCTGGCGCTGCTGCGTCAACCACGACGACCAACTCGCTCAGTATCAGCGACACCTCGGTCAATATTGCGTCGACCACCGGATGGCCATCATCTGCTGGCGTTCCGTTCTATGTTGTTTTTAGCCCAGGAACATCCGCCGAGGAGAAGTGCCGAGTAACAATTAGCGGCTCCACGCTTACCTTGACTCGTGCACAGGATGGAACTACCGCCCAAACACATGCTTCCGGGGTGACCGTGTATCCAGTATTCACTGCGATTGAGGCAGATGAAGCCAACGACATGGCCTCCACCATGACCACCAAGGGTGACCTTATTGTTACTGACGGAACAAGCATCAATAGACTTGCCGTTGGGACTAATACCCATGCCCTTGTCGCTGATTCCACCGCAACCAATGGTGTCAAGTGGGGCCAGTTGGCCACTGCTGGTATCACCGACTCTGCCGTTACTACGGCCAAGATCGCAGACGCCAACGTAACGGTTGCTAAGCTTGATGCTAGTATTGCTCCTGACGGAGATCAGGTGGTAATCTCAAGTCAGGTCTTTGGTTAGGAGCAAAAACATATGGCAACTTTCAGCAAGCAGATCCTGAGTGGATCAACGGACGGCAAGGCAATCAAGGTTGCTGCTACTGCCTCGACCGGAACTACGATTCACACCGGGTCGACCACGACTACGACGCTTGATGAAGTTTGGCTCTATGCTGTCAACACGTCGGCATCCGATGTCAAGCTCACTATTCAGTGGGGTGGAACCACGTCACCAGACGACGACATTGAATACACTGTCAAGGCAGAGAACGGTCTCTACCTGATTGTTCCGGGCCTGATCCTCAAAGGCAACGCTACGGCGCTGGTTGTCCGTGCATTTGCGGCTACAGCGAATGTCATTACCATTTCTGGGTACGTCAACCGAATCACCGCTTAGTAGGTAGCAATGCCTAGAGCACTAATCGAAACCTTTGGTGGCAAAGCAATGGCTGGTGGCGCTCTTGCGCCACGTAGTCGTCGTGGCGTTCAAGGTCAGGTTGATTCTGTGCGTCGTGGTGGCGGAAAGACCCCACCAGTAATCCAGTATTTGCTTGTTGCTGGTGGTGGAACGGGTGGAACGGGAAGCAACCCGGGTGCATTCAACGGTGGCGGTGGCGGCGGTGGTGGTGGTTCTTACGCCCCATCATTCCAAACTGCTTCAGATACGCAGTACACAATTACTGTTGGTGGTTCTGCAAGTCCGACTTCTGCATTTGGCGCAACCGTAAATGGTGGAACGTCTGGAAACGGTGCACCAGGCGGAACTGGTTCTACTGCGAATGGAGCAACTTCATATACGGGTGGAAATGGTGGACCGGGATTCTTTTTCTACAGTGGTTCTCCACCGCAACCTGGGTACACTCCCCCAGCAATTTCTGGAACGAGCACCACATATGGTGCAGGTGGTCCCGTCGGCGCAGGTGGTGGCGGTGGAGCCAACACAGGAAACGGTGGCGGTGGTGGAGACGGTGTTTACAGTCAGCCCGGAGTTCCCGGTGGTTCTGGAATTGTAATTATCAAATACGCAACTTCATTTGAGGTTGCTAGCGCAACTACTGGAAGTGTTTCGTATTCATCTGCTCAATCCGGATTCCATACCTACACCTTTACTGGTTCGGGAACAATCACATGGTGAATCAATTCGTTGAACTCAACGAAAATGGGATTGTTGTTAGATCAATTGTTGCTGGACATGTTTCTGGGGAAGAGGGAGAAACATGGTGTTCATCTATGTGGGGCGGATTTTGGAAGCAATCTGATACGGAACAGCGTCGTCACGCTGAACCCGGTTACAAATACATTTCGGAAGCGGATTTGTTTGTTGGTCTTCAGCCTTTTCCATCATGGCAACTTGATGAAAATTACATGTGGGCCGCACCAATTCCATACCCAAATGACGGTAAGGTGTGGGGATGGAACGAAGAAACCCTTTCGTGGGAGTTTGTAAGAGACGAGTAGCAAGTGATTTCTAACCAGCCCAGAATCAAAGGGCGGACAACTTTTGCTTACACAAAAATTGAAAACGCATTCTCTCGTGAAGAGGTTGCATCATTTGTCGAATATTGTTCCAGTCTAAAAAACGAACTGAAAGAAGCAACAATTGTTGGTGGTGTTGACGCACCAAAAATTCGTATTTCACAAACATTGTTTCAACAAAGGAACAACGACAATGCTTGGTTCTTCGAAAGGATGAATCAAGTATTCGAGTTTGCTAATAACGAGTTTTACAACTTTGACCTGTGGGGCTACGAAACATTCCAGTATGGCGAATATCTTGGCTCAGAGGGCGGAAAATATGATCTCCATACCGACATGTTGACGGACGATATCAACGAATTGAATGCCGGCGCTTACCACGAAGGGACAAGAAAGCTTTCTGCAACCATAATGCTTTCCGAACAGGGAACAGATTTTGAAGGCGGAGATTTTGTGGTTGCCACAGGCAAAGAGCAAAATGCCGAAATTGTCAAAATACCAATTGGCGGAGTTGTGGTATTCCCTTCATTTGTTGTTCATGGGGTCAGACCGGTAACTAGCGGAATTCGTAAATCTGCTGTTATTTGGGTTGTTGGACCAAAGTTTAGGTGAAACATTATTATGTTTGAGTGCGCCCAAATCCATGGCTAATATTTCTTCCTGTAGCCCTATTTGCTGTATTAGCTAACCCTAAGCCAGCGTGGGCTGAGCCAGGCCTAACAGCCACTGGCTACTACATCAACAACATTCCGCCAACAAGGTCGGATGATGTGTACCCGTCCTGTGGTAGCGAGATTGAGAACAACATCAATCGCAACTTCAACGGCGAGCCATTTCAGGATTGCGGGTGGGACTACTTCATGGTCCACTACGAGGGATACATCGATATCCCGAAGCACACGACGATTGAGTTCATGGTTGCAGCTGATGACGGCGGAACAGTAGAGATAGCTGGCCAGGAGTTTGGCACATGGAACATCAAGGGATGTTCTTGGTCTACACCCATAACGCTGTCCGTTATGCCGGGGCCGCAGCCACTTGACGGCTGGTTCTTCGAAGCTGGTGGTGGCACCTGCTATATGCTTGCTTGGAAGATCGACGACGAGTATTGGGAGATAGTTCCAGAATGGGCATTTACAACGGCATCCACTCCGTCGACGACGACCACTACTACTACTGTCCTGATGGAAACTGTACCTGTCACGGACCCGTCCACTACGACTGTTCAGCCAACAACGACTGTTGTGGAGGAGACGACCACATCAACGACTGAGGAGTCAACTACCACTACGAGTACGTTGCCACCGTCCACGTCAACCACACAAGGATGGGCACCTCCACCGCAAACAACAGAGCCTGCACCCGTGGTGACTGAACCGCCAGTAGAAGATACGGTATCACCAGTACCGACAGAAGTAGTAGAAGAAGTTCCAGATACTGCATACGTTGAGGATATCCCCGAGACCACGGAACCACAAGTAGAGGAAACCGTCTCGGTTACAGTTATTCCAGTTGAGGAACCACAAGATGTTGTGGAAACAACGGTTCCCGTATCCGAAGAGATACAAGATGTTGTGGTTCCCGAGGAGCCATCCCAGGAACAGGCTGCTGCCCTAGCTACAGATCCACAGGTGCTTGCTGTTGTTAGCGCAGAGGAAGCTACCCAAATCTTTGAAGCCCTAGACGTAGAGGAGTTGACCGAGGAGCAGGTAACCGAACTTGTGGCTGCCGTTCAGAACGCACCGGAAGAAGTGCGTGAGGCGTTCGAGGATACGATCAATGTGTTCGGTGAGGGCTTCGATAGCTACGTCCCGCTGGGGTCCAACATCCCTGTAGGAACGCGCAGAACCCTCATTGCCGTGACCGCAGGAATGGCCCTTGCAGCGGCAGGAACTAGGATGGGTAGACAATGAAACGATTCCTTTCCTTCCTGAATGAGAACTCGTGGACGTATGCGGGGACCGGACTCGTGCTCATTACCCTCTCTGGGCCAACGCTCAGATCAGCCCTGTGGATCACTGGTGTAACATTGATACTGCATTCAGCACTAAGTCTCTCTGAGAAGGAATAACAT